GTCACTTCCAGGCTAAAAGCCTTCCCACCTATTGCCGGGTGGGACGGTTTGGATCCTCTAGTGCATTGGTTGTTACCAATGGGCGTGATCCCCCCTTCGAGCCATCGGACCGTAAAATCGGTCGATTTAGCGAAGACGGAATCTGACCAGTTCCGTTGAAGACGTCCTGATAGAGATAGTACTAGTACTGTTTCTGTCACGGTTAACTTTATTAAAATTAACTATGATAAAACAAACTAATAACAATCTACTATCTAAGAGAGTCGATTCAGTCGGATTCATTTCTCGTGAAATGATCTTCGCCTGAACTCGTCTCTTAATTTGGTCGTTACAACTTCCTAAGAACCCTTATATGGTGTTTGCCATGAGACTTAATAAGCTCTGACGAGTAAACGGACCTACTTTTCTAGTCCTTTACTTGAAAGAGTGTACAAGAATCGTGCAAGCCTATATAAGTGGAAATAAGGTTTTATCTACTGACAAACCTATTTCCTTGAAAGGAGGCCTTCCTGCAATCATTCCCGGTACCCTACGAACTCGTATGAGATCTAGGGACTTGGAGTGTTTTAGGGGGGTTCTTTCGGTTCTTGCTGTTTACCGGGTTATTTCTATACCCGGGAAGGCTAAGATAGAGTCGATATTGGGACCTTTTGAAGGGCAATGTCCGACTCTTCCTAGTCACGAGATAAGGATAGGTACAACGGAGATATTCTCTCGTAAGAGAGATTATACTTTAAAACCCGTGAGCCTACTCTTCCTCGGAACAGCTGGTCCTAACCATTCTCCCTCAATCTTTGGGATCTGGAAAGATCTTAAAGCTTGAGGAGAAAGTCCTCTTTTCCCAGTACTAGTATCCTATTTACATAGGGTACCGGGAGGAAAGGACTTCCTGGACTTAATTTTACCTGAAATAGAGCGTCTCAAGGATCTGATTACAGATTCCGGAAAACCTCTTATCTTAGGAAAATTAAGTGAGAAGAATGAGGCTGCTGGAAAGGTTAGAATATTTGCTATAACGGATTCTATCACCCAATCGGTGTTAGCTCCGTTACATCACTGTATCTTTAAGATTTTAAAGCGCCTTCCAATGGATGGTACTTTTAATCAAAATGGTCCAGTTGAACATCTTAGAAACCTCCATAAGGATGGTCTCTTGGATGGGCAAACATTCTATTCCTACGACCTAAGTTCTGCTACAGATAGGCTTCCTATTGACTTGCAAGTTCAGGTTCTTGGTGAACTTTGCGGTCATAAGTTAGCTAATCTCTGAGCAAGCCTCCTCCGTGATCGAGAGTGATATTATAAAGGTAAACCTTTTAAATACGCTGTCGGTCAACCGATGGGGGCTCTTAGTTCATGGGCGATGTTAGCTCTTACTCATCATACTATAGTTCGTATTGCTGCAAATCGGGTTGGTCTACCTGATTTCAGTCACTACGCTCTGTTAGGTGATGATATTGTGATAGCAAATGATGCTGTCGCTAAGAGTTACCACCATATCATGACTAAGGTCTTAGGAGTGGAGATCAACCTGGCAAAGAGTATGGTTTCGCTAGCAGCTTTCGAGTTTGCTAAACGAATCATTACTCTAGAGGGTGAAGTTTCTCCTGTAGGACCTAAGAATTTATTAGTAGGTTTAAAGACTATGAAGGGAATTCCTTCTATTCTTTTAGACCTAGTTAATAAAGGATTAGTCCTTTCCGAAGAATCCGTAACTAACCTATATCGTTCTATTCCGACTGTTCGAAAGAGCCAGTTGGAGAGATTGATGTGGTTAGTTAAGGGTCCTTTTGGTTTTATTCCAACTACTGAAGGGTTATCAGCTGGTTTACAGCTGTATGACTCGCTATCAGTAGTCTGTATAGATAGATTAGCTGATTCAATAGATGAAGCGATCTATTTACACAATAAGTCCTTGTGACTTAGGAATATCAAGAAGATGGATGACCTTTATGGGTCATTTCGTCTTCTTGAACTGGTGCCTGGTTTCCCAGATTTCGACCTTTCGGGGTCTGATCTGTACAGTTATATCCTATCCCGCTATTGGGATATGGCTATGGAACTGATCGCCAGTGAACCAAGTAAACCTGATTATTCTAATGGGTTCGGGATTCTTAAGATCCGTGGTCCTGGATTTGGACCTCGTTGGAAAATTCCTGTCATGCAACGCTTGACAGAGAAGATTCGCGAGGACCCAGGGGCCACAGTCTTACCTCTCGACCCATTTAGGGTGGATAGAACTATCTTACCATTATCCCATAGCACTAAGTCAGAAGTTTTCTGGCGTGATGTTAAGGACATAATAGTAAAGAGAA